GCTATATTTCCATTTTTGGTGGGTAAGATAAGATTTGAACTTATTCATCCTGTGGAAAGAGATTTACAGTCTCCCGCGACTCTCCAACTTCGCCGCTTACCCAGTGTTTGGTGGAGGATGAGAGAATCGAACTCTCTTGACCTACGTGCAAGGCAGGCATAATACCCAGTATATGAATCCCCCAAATTTTGGCTCCACGATTAGGAATCGAACCTAACTTGCTTTCGCACAGATTAACAGTCTGCTGCCACACCTTGCGGCTCCCGTGGAATAATTTATAACACACTCCGCCACGGACATTTCACTCCCACAAGGTTCCAGAATGTGTATAGTCGAACACTCGGGAGTGAGACTTGCACTCACACAGCAGGCTCTCACTGTCCCGCATCCTAGCATTAGATCATCCCAAATGCTCGACTATATACTGATTTTTCACACTACACGAAGTGCTCCATCCTAGTATCCGCCCGTTCAACATGCTGTCTTTATAGTGCCCTGTCGTGGACCTCGTTTCCGAGACACTTGCTACTGTTTACCGCTCGGTTCTAAAGCAGGGAACGTTCTTCCTAGCTTCGGCTAATTCTCGAGCTCGATCAAACTTGTTTCTAAACAATCGCTGTTTTTGTTCTTCTGTTAATACCAAACCAGAAACGGCCTGTGTAACAATTTGATCGTGTAATCCTGTATAATCAATTTTTTCGTATTTCATTTCTTTTTCCTTTTCCTTTAAAAACAAAAAACCCTGGAGTTATTAGTTCCAGGGTCTTAGATAAAATATAAAATGGATTAAATCTTATCTAAGACCCCCGGGTTCACGATTGCTGTTGTCAATTGACATCGTCACCGCAGCAAACTGCAACCAATAGGCCAACACGCCCGATGTTTTTGGCTGTGCATGTAAGCAAGTGGTATAGTTTCTTAGTTTCATAATATATCTATTGTAGTTTATTTATCATTTTGTGTCAAGCAGGTTTGGATAAACAACGTGTTGTATTTATGCAACATCATTCAATTTATTTTAATTCCCGTAGTCAACTCTCTCCACATGGCTCTGCTCCACTCATAAAACTTTTTGCGTGGCATTTCGGCCATTTCAGCGTTATAAAAGCAATAATCGCCTTCGGTTACTTCTGTTACTTTTTTAGATTTAATTGCTTCTGTTAGAATTTGACTGATTTCTTTGTACTGTTGTTCTGGCATGGTTATGGGTGCTATTATCTGTGATGGGCTTCCAAATTTACCTAAGATTTTAGGAAACCCCTGATCAATCAACAAGGGTCTCGAGTCAATAGAGCGTGAGCCACTGATACCTAAAATATTCGATGTTCTCCGAATTGAATTATCGCCGCGATATTGAATTGAGTCTCCAACAAAGCCCACTGCAAAATCTGTTTGACCTGCAAGCGTGGCCTGTACTGCTTCGCTGGTGCTCTTGAACGGAATAATTTCCATCATGGGATATTTTTTAGCAAGTTGTATAGCTGTTAGATGCGTTGTTGTGCCCAAGCCGCTGATACCAATGGTCAAGGGTTGATCGCGTGGTACTTCATCCCAGGACTTGTAACGTGACGAGCTGATGCTGAAGGGTGCCAAACACATGGTCATTACCGATTGAAATCGATCAAGGTCATAACTTTGATCCGGGTATAAATTGGCTCTAATAAAAAATGCCGAACTGGTGATTTGCACAGCGTTCTTGTTAGAGAGAATATAATTTGCTGCCACTGTACCGCCGGCACCGGGACGATAATCAACAATAAAATTATATTTTTTTTGTTGTGTGTTTGCCACCTCCACCAAGGCACGATAGTAATTGGCGGCCACATCCGCGGCTGTCCAAGAATACACAAGAGTAATTGTTTCAGTGGCTGTTGCTGTCAACGCAAATACTGCCAGCACTGAGGCTAGAATTTTTTTCATAATTTTCCTTGAATAAGATGAGGGTGTTGCTTGTTATACAGTGTTATGCTTTTTTGATTCGATCAATCAAGCCCGGAGTAAAAGAAGGCTCAAATTTTTCATACACTGTTTGAGCTTTCGCTTTCCACTCGGCGGTTTCTTCTTCAGTTAAATCAACAATGTCAATTCCATCATTAATTAGTCTTTGTTTGGCTTGTTCGCCATCCTCTATGGTAACTTCGCGTTCTCTACGTCCGGCTTTGATTGCAGCATCTTTGATCACAGCACGAACTTCTGGCGTTAGTGTGGCCCAAAAGTCATCACGCATGATCATAGTTGTCAAGAACAAACTGTGTTTACTGTCGACTACACTTTTACTAACATCATTTTGCCCCAAGGGATAAATGCGACTGTAAACAGTTTCGCCCGCTTCGCAATCGCCTTCAATAATGTGTGCTCTAGTGTCTTCAGTTTCGCAAACAAAGATGTCGGCGCCCAGCACTCGCATGGTTTCTTGAGCCACGGGGTTACGATTGGTTCTTATTTTCATTCGTTGCCCAAATCTTTCAGTGTAGTTACTTTTTTGTTGGCAATGATATTGCGGAAACCGCCCGAGTATGTAAATGCCATACCGCGTACATTTGATTTCTCTGTAATCTTGTCCAACAAGTATTCTCCAACTTCGCCTTCCAATACACGAGTTGCGTGGGCATGATCTTGAAAAATAAACGGCATTTCCAATGCCAACATGTCATGTTCAATATCTTCCGCCAACCATGTAGTGTACATTTGGCTCATTTCGATCTTGCCCTGTTCCATTAGATCTAATAGATCATGTTTGGTAACTGCTACCCCATTGTTGTACTTGTCCGAGTACTCGCTGAGAGTCATTACTTCCACTTCAATTTTCTCTGCCGATTGTGCTTCGTTTACAAATTGTTGGAAGTCTTTGGCTGCACGAACAAAAAGACTCAAGGGCTCGTGTGCAATTACCCAACGAATTTTAGTTGTTTTAGTCATTGTATTATATCCTTATAATATAGTGTTAGTTTTAAGTGCTTGCAAGTAGAATTCTTGCTTACGGATGGCGTTCTACGTGTAACACAGTAGTAAAAGGGTCTGTTACCCCAGGCGTCTGTTGATTCCGACGTCGCGTGTGCGGCGTTGCTAAATTTATTTATCCTAGATTAAAATTTGTAATGTAAATTAGTACCCGGGTCTTGAAAATACGCATCGCCTAGGTAGTAGAACGGACTGATAAAGCCAACAAATCCCACTGGGCGTCCCATTTCATTGTTAAAATATTTGGCATCTATGTTTTTAACCAAAAACTCTAGACCAGCTTGCCAAGTGCGATATGCATGAGTGTCTTGAAAATTGGTGTAAAACCAGTGATCCATTTCATTATAGAAGCTGTTAGTGGGTTTGGCTGTTTGAAACGTAGTGGGGTCGTAGTCTTGGTAAATTAAAGGTTTAACAATATGTTCAAAAGTAGTGCGTTGACTAAAGCTGTAGTTGGGCCAGCGTACCAGGTGCTGTAGGTACTTGTTTGATTCTAGGTTAAACCAATTCTTAATGGTGTGTGCCTGTGCATGTACCAGCTCGGGGAAATCCGGAGTCCAAAAAAAGTACTCGTTGCTGATATTTGTATAGTCGCCAATGTTGGGATTGGCGGCATTGGTTTGTATATCCATAAAGTACGAATACCATTTGCCGTCTTTGACACACACCTTGGGTTTGTCAATGCCCCATAGCATACAAACTCTTTTACCCTGTTCCAATGTACGCTTGTGTCCATCAACTGCATCAACTGTGTGCTTGAATGCATGTCCGGGTTGGAAATAGTCTCTAGTTAAAAATACCCAACTTTCATCATGATCACTGGCCAGCATGTCAACACTGTAATCGTGAATTGTTATTTTAACAGTGGGATGATGTGTAGCGACCCAGTCCATTGTGGGTTTGGCTGCGTAGCGATATTCGCTCAAGGTATTTTCTGGTTTAGTGTTAAATGGATCGTCTGTTACATTCTTTTCTCCAGCTTTGGGATAACGAAATACCACTTCATCTAGGTGTATTCCGTTTAACAAAAATGCGTACAATGCAGTATTACCATCGGCACCACCACTGAGCTCCAGTCTAATGTAGTCATACTGATCACGTATCTGTTGGGCACGTTGTCTATATAGTTCTTTGAGATTCAATGTAACTGGGTTAGCAACCCAATCATACTTGTCAAAAACATTTCGATTGAAATTCCATTCGGGAAATTGATTTGTTTTTGTTCCTTCAATCAAGGCCATTACTTTGTTGTGAAACCGTTGTTCACCAATTTGGTAAAAACCCAATTTGTCGTTTCGTTCTAGAGTGTATGATTTATTCATTGAGATATAAGCGTGTTGTCTAACAACATACTAAACTGTAGTATACTATGATGTCGGTGTAAGGTCAACGACGTTGACGTGGCTCGCTTACACCACGTGGTACTCGATGTGATTCTGCAATTTTTGATTTGTTGGAGGTGTCAGGGGCACTTGCAGGTGTTGCTGTTGACGCGGAAGTTGACGCAACAACCGGGAGTTGAAGTGCCAGCACATCAAGTAATGGGCCGCCTTCAATAACTGTTCTAACTACATCACCGGCCGAGCTGTAGTAACTGCGAAATTTACACAGCAAAATATCTTTTAAAACAGTGTCACCAGATTTATTAATTATTTCGGTTCTACCGTAGATGTTAACCCCTTGATAGTCCTTGGTTGCAACTGCAAACAAGTTTGTCCTATCCAAGGCCTGAGTCAATTTGTGATCAATTCGTAATAGACTATATCCAGGATTGGAAGGATCAACTATCAATTTGACAATGTCTACAGTGTCAACTGCACCGGTGTTGATATCATAATTGTTGCTGTAGCGAATAAGTCCATTTGCAATAAGTTTTACTAATGCCTTTTCTTTTGCAGAGTTGTTTCCAACAAGTAAACTTGTAATTTTTGGAATTGCAACGTTTTTCCAAATCATTTGCAATGTTGCTAAATGTTCTTGATTGGTTGCACCCCAGTACTGTTTATAAGAGGCTACATTAATGTTAAAAACTGTTTTAAAAAAATCATGTTGTTTGAGCCAATCATGCCCGCTTGCCTGCCCCAATTGACTTGGACCAGTTTTGACACTTAAAAGATTAATTTTTTTACCGTCAATATCCATGTATAAATCAGCTTTGGTTCCGGTGTTACTGCTGATGCCATCTGATACTACTTGTACGGTATTAATATTAGGATCACGTGCAGTTAATTCTAGCCCTGCTTTAATTTTTTCTGCATTTCTAGCATAGTCCAACGCCGACAAAATCACACCACGAACCTCATGAGACATTGGCACTGTTTGAGCTTCGTTGACGTATTTCATAAACATTTTAATTGCAAATCCTGGACATACAATAATAACTTCTAATTTGTCTATCTTTCCCGTTTTGTGTGGAATCTGTCCCGTGTAGGTTAACCTTAAAGAATCTCCAATTTTTCCGTTTTTATTTAACACCTGTTCCAATTTCATTTGTGTTGCCAACGTAACAAATTCCATTGGCCCAACTTCATTGCCACCATAGGCAAATTTAGCTGCTGTAGCAACACCTAAACAAATTTCTCCTATATGACCAATATTAGGTTTTTCGGCACCTGTGATTGCTGCTGATTTTTCTAAGGAAGAAAGTGTTATTGGTTTTTTATCTACCGTGGTTAGTTTTGGATTTTCTCCGGTTTTTACAGCAGTATTAAGTGCTGTAATGGATGCTTGACTTAGTTTTACAGCGGCGCCGTACACATCATGTTTTCCAGCAACCACTTCTAACGGAGTACCAGTTTTAATTAATTCTTTTAATTTGGGTAGGTATTTTAGTTTGCCTGTCGCGGGGTCAGTTTTTTGTAGGTCCTTGATTGAAAGGGCCTTTTCGGTTAATGTAACGATGTCAATTAGTTCACGCATGCAGTATTTAGCTTTTTGCAAGGTAGAAATCTCTATCCAGCCAAGTGAATATCAGCTCTTCTTGACGCACATAGCCATAACGATTTAGAGAATTTTTTACACTGTCGTTGACAAGATTACGCTCGGCTAAATCGTGCCAAGAAGTTGTAGCAGGATCCAAGGGATCTACTGTTTTATACACCGCTGCTGTGAGCCATTGTTGGTTTTCGGCCATGTAGAAGTAGCAGTCTCTACAGTCAAATCCCGACACAGCCAACATGTACATTAGGTTACAAATGTTGTAGTGGTAGTAACAACCGCTGTGACTCTGTGTGGTTAATCTATTGTATTGGTATGCTTGATGCAGGGGCAAACTCAAAATCATCATGCCATTGACGTTCATGTTTTGATTCCACAAGGCTAGGGTACCCAAAGGATTTAACACATATTGAAAACTATCATGGCACCATATAAAGTCCACTTGCCTGGGAATCAATCTTTGTTCAAAATTGCCCGTGATGGGTATAATATTTTCGTAGGATTTAACAGAGTCTTCCAGCAATTGAATATTTCGATCCACTGCATAGCAGGTATAATTGTGTGGCTCGGGTGGATCATCTCTAGTGGTCAATGTTGCCCACCATTCCAAATCAACTCCGGATCCGCAACCCATGTCAGCCACTACAGAAATACTGTCTAAAAAATCATCATACTGGTATAATAAATTAAATATCTCAAGACTGTGGGCATGACTATCGTGTGCGTTTTTAAACTGTACCATTTTGTAATATTTCCATGACTAATTTTTCTTTTAGTCGATTGAGTCTTGGCTCAAGTTGATAGTAGGCTTCGGCTATTTCGTTATCGGTGCCCCACGAGCGTTGTGTGGCCAAATGATAAGCAAATCTTCCCACTGCGTCTTTTTCCAATTGTACATCCACTGCATGGTCTCGTGGCTTAGCAAGACAACAACGGTCGTATTCGTCTAACAACGCATCTGCCCGAGCTTTCCAGTCCATCATACCACAATGTCCTCCATGCCCGCTGTACGCAGTCTCACTACATGACCCAACATGAAGTTTTTACTTTCTATACCCTTCATCACTCCCAGCCACTTGTTACGCAACAGTGCCACCTCATTGATAATAGTTTCCATATCAACAACTTCGTCTTCGGCCTCGGCATATTTTTCAGCATCTCTACTGGTGAGTGCTCTGGCATAGGCTTCAAGATATTTTTTATAGTGTGTTTGACGAATTCGTCTCAACTGTATGTTCAAGTATTCCAACACTGCTTCAATTTCTTGTAGTTGATTAAATCTGTGTTCGGTTTCGCCCGGCAGGTTGCTGAGTGCTCGTTCCACATTGCCACGTATTTTAATTTCTGATTTAGCTGCAAGTAGTTCGCCTTCATAGTATTCTATAAAAGCAGGAATTTCTCCTAGGTTTGCAACAATTTTATTATACCACATTTTCGTATTCTTTTAGCCAAGTAAATGTTGTGCGCCAATTAGTACTGCGTCTAGGGTTTAACTCTATTAAGTATACTATCAATTTTAAAATTTTGCTAGTATTTTGTGCTGTTGCTGTTTTAATTGAAAAATATTTATTCATCGAGCCAATCTATAAAATGGCAGGGAAAGTTACCTAGTTCTAAATTTCGCAATTCAGCAAAACGATAAATGTATTGTTTTGCCTTTTGTTTTTGTATTGCAGTGGGCTTCACTACCAATGTATCCAGTAGATCTGGCATGGCATGTTTATATATTGCTTTGCTGTCGAGATCCAATACACTGGCACTCAGATAGTCAGGATCTGTGCAAAAATTTATTAAATCGTTATCTGTCCCAAACTCTTGTCGGAACTGTTGTAGCCCATGTACGGTTAAATTGCTAACTACTGTGCAAAATCTATAACTAAATCTTTTTTGTATTAATTCTAAATTACGTAAAAAGTTTTTCCATGTGTTACCATAGCGATTGAACTCATACAATCTATCTACGTTTTCTGCACTAACTGTAAATGTCACAGTATTAGGTAAAGTATCTAAAATTCGTTCCAGGCGTGTGGTATCTACCCCAAGTCCGGTGAATATGTCCACCGGCCCTGTTAGGCTGTTGACTAATTCAGCAAGACCATTGTAAAGAAATGGTTCTCCGCCGGTAATCTCAATCTGAGTGACAGTTTCAATACTACGTATCTCATCAACAATCAATCGATAACTGGAACTTTCTTTTATTGCTTTCTGTCCTAGTTTTAATACAATGCGATCATTGTTATTAATTGTAAACCTGTCCTCATCTAAGTAAGAGCCATTTTTATCAATGTCTCGCAACCATGCTGTACTGTATTGCTTGGTACAATAACTACAGGTTAAATTACAGTCGCTACCTAGATTAATGTGTAAGGTAGTTGGGGTTGATACTACATCTGTATGAGTCTTAACCGTTGACCCCATTGTGGTGCGTCGACTAGGTAATCCAGACCGTTCTGCTCGCCAGCACGTATCCTCGCAACTGGCAACAGGTTGGTTGTACAACATTTGTTGACGATCGGCTTGCAGTCCCGGTGTATTAAACAACTGTCCAGGATTGTTACGCAACCAGGTTAGATCTATTTTATCAGGTGTGGCGGCGCAACAAGAGGCAATAGAACGTCTTTCGGGTTCTACTGTTATCCACCAAAACTTTTGAGAACAATAATAGTCCTCAATAGTCTTCATCATCCTCTTCTTCATCGTCGGCACTATACTCCTTCAATGCTTTTTTTAATAAAGAATCAGTAGTACCAAACTCTCTGAGCTCTTGATCGCCCAACAAGTCAACCATGACACTCATTAAGTTGTCGGCGGCTTCTTGACGATCTTTGGCGGGGATATACTGTTTTAGTATAGTGTACATCTCGCTTAGTACTTCTGCGTCTATAGTCATTGTTCAGTTTCCTCACTGTTAACTGCATCAGATTTTTTATGCGGGTTAGATACAAAGTCCACCATGACTCGATCCAAGGATTCGTTTTCGTTTCTTTCCCAGGCCTTGCGGAACTGTTTGATCACTGTGCCATCTGCTAGTGTGTATTTAAGACTGTTGCCATCTTTTACTAGATAACCTTTGCCCTCGAACAGGTCCACTAGCCCCGAGTACGGGTTCATGCCGGTCTCGTAGGGAATCTTGACCTGTACTGATTCGAACGGTTTAGCATAGCGTGTTTTCATAATTTTACATGCGGCTCTGATGCCCTTGACTTCTGAGATTTTGTTACCATCCTCATCTTCTTTGAGTTTGAGTTTTTTCATGGCCACCACAATACTTGATGCATAGATAAATCCTTGACCGCCCGAGATCTTGTCGTCAGGATCAAACATGTCCTGACTGGCATAGGTGTGGTTAGTGGCGACCAACCCGATGTTTAAATCGCCAAACATGTTTACGCAGTTACGAACCAGTGCGGTCAGGGCCTTGGGCTTACGGCCCATGTCACCTTTGAGATCACCTGCTTCGAACTGATTCACATCAGTTGGGGTCAACAACATACCCAAGCTATCCAACACTATCAAGACCTTGGGGCGGTCTTCGGCAGGAAGAGTTTTGTATTCTTTTACAAATTCTGTAATCATTTTGGCCACATCATCAATCATGGCCATGTTTAGTTTTAATAGTTTATCCTCGCCAGTCTCCACACCCAATGCATGCAACCACTTTTCATCAAGAGCATTTTCTGTATCAATCAGTATTGGATAGATGCCTTGCTGTTGTGCATTGCGTACCAAATTGCCCGAGCAAATAAAACTTTTACCTGCACCCGACTCTCCAGCAAACACAGTGACCTTGCCCATGGGGATACCTTTGTGAAAGTCCCCCGATATGAGGTAGTTCAGTGCATAGTTGTTGGTTGATACCCAATCAGTAGGGTCATTGAATCCCACCGAAATACCGTCAATACTTTTTGTGATGCTTTTTCTAAATTTACTTACGTCAAATGGTTTTCCCATGATTGTTTCCTTATTGAATAGCTGTTGTTAGTTTAACACTCTTTTTGAAAAACGTCAACAGGAACATTTCTCTTAATTAACTCCATAAAATCTTTTCTGCTCTCTGCCTTAGGTGCACAAAATCCGCAACAACATGTATCCTTAACACATTGTATAACTGGCATAGAATTGGCTTCAAATTGCACTGTTAAGGTATCAATAATCTGCTGACTGTTACTGAGATATCCTAATGGCTCTACTTGGCCTGTTGTACTGGTTTTACAATCCTTATTGGTATATACTGCACCGTCTAGTTGTCTCACAAATAAAAAAAACCAATTAACACTGCAACTCCACCCCTTGAATCCTTGACGTGGTACAAAACTCACATTGGATTTTAAATCACCATTTAGACTTAACTTTCTGCCCCCGCAACAAGGCCTGCCTTCTTCAATGCTACTTACTGACTCAGTTTTTCCCACCAGTTCTAATTTAGATTTATACGTTATTTTTTGAGAATCTGGAACTCGACCGATCCAAAATGTTTTTAATTTACTGAACTGATCTTGACTGTACATCCAATTTGGTTCAGGGTTATCTAAAGGTTTAGCCACATATCTCATGCCATTTGCTTTGCAAAACTCTGTCATCGCCTCTGCATCAGCAAATAACCCAACATCATTGTGCATCATAACAACGCATTTAAATCTCTTATTCATGTGCTTGAGATATAGCACGTTGTCTTGATACTGTTGTTTTTGTTTAGGTAGATTTTCTGGGTGGTAGCTCACAGTGAACTCATCTACTAAAGGAACTATTCGTTCCCATTGACGTTTTCCCACAATACCATTGGTGGTGCAGGTGATGGTCAAATACCAACGGTCTTGATATTGTTTATATCTACTGCGACACTCGTGTAATATTTCTACAATATCGGGATGAAATAAACTTTCTCCACCATATACATTTAATACTACCTTACGTTGTGAAGGTTTTTTATATTGCATATATTTGTCTACATACTTGTACATGAAATCAATGGTTTTCAAACAATCAGCCAAGGGCGGATGTTGGGTAGTATTGTCGTGTCCACCATCTACACCTGTACCGCAATAACTGCAATCTAAATTGCATAGTTTAGTTAATTCCCAATCAAGTAAAAAACTAGGCACATTGGCGAGGTCTAGTGCAAAACCAATTGATTTTATTTGATTCATGTAGTTTATATAGAAATCTAGACAGAGTACATATACCCTGTCTAGCCACAAGTATTACTGCGGTTTGCGATTACGGATTTGTGCTAAAATATCTTGAGCAGTCTGTGGTTTAGCCGGTGCCGCCTGTACTGGAGCAGTGGCCTCAGCGGGTTCGTCATCTGCATCAAACGGGCTTGCTGTTGCTGTTGCTCCTGAGTTTGGTGCAACATAACCTTGAGCCTTTGCTTCATGAACATCACCGTGCCCGTCCACAGAGGCTGGAGTTGCACCGCCTTTAACCTCTAAACCATAGGGCTTGTAGTACGCACCCCAACGTTCTGCATCATAGGGCTCACCGTTGACACTTGCTTCGAACATTTCTTTCATGACTTTTAATTCAACGTCGCTGGGCTTCTTGGGCAAGAAGTCAGATAAGTTGTATAAGCCATGAGTGTCAATTGCTGCTTGTTCATCGGCAGTGAGTGCTGTTTCCTTGCGAGACCAGGTTGATGTGTTGTAGTCAGCATAGCCACCTTTTGAAGTTTTCTTCACGTTGAAGTCAAGTCCACCTGTGTAGTCAGTTGGTAAGTTTTCCATCTCTGGATCCATCAATGCGTTTTTAATCAAGTTAAAAATCTGCGGGCTGATGACAAATCTGCGTATGGGATTGGCAGGAGTCTTGTCGTCACCAATGGGATTCTCACGTACGAATCCTTGGAACAGATAACTTTTCTTTTTCCAATACTTGCGTCCCATTTCTTCCAAGTTGGGATCTTTAAACCAACCACGTACTTCGGCCAAGATCGGACAGTTTTCGCCTGTGCCGTACATTTCCACACAGGGAACCTGTACCACAACTGGCTTTGAATCTGTGTGACCTTTTACGCCGGCAAATGGCAGTTTGATCATGGCACGTTCGACCCAAAAGAATGAATTGGCTGTGTTGCCATCGGGTAAAAATCTTAATCTTGCTGTGGTGTTTTCTGGAATGTTCCAGTGTGCGTAGATGGCATTGTCACTGCCTCCACTTGTTGATTCGCCGCTTTTGCGACCTTCGTTTGCTTGTAGTTTTGCTCTAATTTCTGCTAATGTCATGGCCATAATGTTTTCTCCTTTAAGATGGTCTTAGTGTGTTGCATGCCTAGATATATTCTAGCACTCTGCTAGTATATAACATGTATATTTATGATGTCAATGAAAAAGGCACAAATAATTGTGCCTTTTGGTGAAACAAAATTAAACGTGAGACGGATCGCCTGGATCAGGGTTTACTTACGTGGAAAAAAGAAGTCATGGAAGCGTTGTTGTTGGGCTCGCTCATCGGCCATTTTTTGTGCTTTTTCTGCTTGACGTTTTTCTATTTCTTTTGGATCTTCGTGGTCGCCGATTATAATAGTTGCCGCTATTACCCCAAATATAATTGCACACACGGCAGCGCCATACAACATGGCCATTCCTGCCGCTGCTGATCCAGCCGCCGCAGCCGCGGCTGTTGCATACACTGTGGGATGAATTACTAGATTACCAACGCCAATAGCACCAAACACTCCTCCAAGACCTGTCCAAAATGCAGTTATTTCTGCACCATCTTTGGCTTGATCCATGCTCCATGCTTCAGCCATGTTGCCTTGTGGGTGAGACTGTGCTAAGACCCCAGAAGCTGCAATCATTTTTTTAGCATTTGCTACATTAATATCGCTCATTGATAACTGATTAGGACTTTTACCCAATATTCCGGCTACCCGATCGGCTACAGCTTTGGCTTTGTTGATATCGTTGCCAATTAATTTACCCAAATAATTTTTAATTGGTTGCACTAGATTACCAAGCATGCCCTCATCTAACTGCTCTGGTTGTTCAGCTTCAGTGATTAAGTCTGCGTAGCGTCTAAAAAATTTTGGATCCATGGTACATATTCCTTATTGTCGTTAATATATTTATTTCTTTATTTCTTCAATCCAGCCAAGCTTCGTAAAAAGTCCAAAGGATCTGTGTCTTCCATGGCTGTGTTGGCCGCTGGACTGGGTTCTGCTGTGCCCACTGAACCATATTGCTGATTCTGTGCCGCGGTATCGGCCTGCTGTTGTGCCACTGCGGCGTCTTGTGCCGCCAACGGTGCAACATCTTGTGTGTAGTTTTGAGTGTACTTTTCTGCCAAGTCTGCATAGTCATGATCCATTAACCATTCCATTACATCCGGCTTGCAATCTGCATCCGGTCCTTCTTCTGCGGCACGGGCTGAGATTCTATCGTACAACTCATCATCACCAATGATATTGTACAGTTGTCCAATGGCATCGTCGCCGTTGTCGCCTGCACGTAACACAGGTCGACTCATTAAGTCGTCCAATTCTCTAACTTCTAAGTCATCGTCGGGTTCGGCCCAAGTGCCTTCGGCTACCCCTGTGGCCCATGACTCAAATTCCTCTGACATGGGAGTTGACTCGGTTTGTTGACGACGCCAAGCACGATACACATAGGGCAATGCTTCATCAAATCTGTCATTGTAGACTTTTCTAGCAAAACGTTCACGTAGGCCAGCCACATCAACATCTTCTTCAATGTCTTCTTCGGGTGCGTAGGTTTCTTGAAAGTGATCGTAAGCACGTTCTCCAGCCAAGTGACGCAGGCGATTTTTTAATTCTCCGTAGTGACGAACTGCTGCTTGTGCCATTTCGCCGGTTTCTTGATCTTCAAACTGTCTACGCTGAGCTCCACGTACAAAGTGTGCCATGCTTTTCATTTCTTGACACATGGCAGTGATGGCTTCGCCCAGTTCATCTTCAACTCTACCACCCTTGCTGACATGACGTGCCATGGCTCTAGCATAGTGTAGGTTCTTTTCGGGTAGCAAAAATCTCTCGCCTAGGTGTGTTTCAAGAAAAACATTTTCAATATTTCTAGTTCTAGCACCACGCTTTTCCTCGTCCACTTCACCAACATGACGCACAACAATTCTAACTGGGCCACATTCTTGATAACTGCGTCTAGTAGTGCCATACATGCGACCTTCAGTGACAGCAATGTCATCTATGCTCAGTGTAGCATCGTTGCGACTCTGTTGACGTATGTCTTTCAATTGCAAATTGCTTTTGGCAATGTCTCTGGTGTCAAAACTCAACATGTTTCTCTTGGCAAATTTGCGTAGACCCAATAAAAAGTTGTACCACTCGGACTCAGCAACACCATCTTCAGAGTCCAGTTGGTGTATGCGATCAACTATGTTTTTGCTGTAGTAAATTTTCAATGATGTTTCATCTATCAAGCTAATGGTGATGTTGCCGACTTTTTTACCTTCTATGACATAGACAAAGTTAAAAAATCTAGCTTTTTCGGGATCTGTGGTGGCTTTGCTATTCTCATCGCCTAGACGTACATCTTCAAATCTAGTGCGGATTTTTTCAAATAAAGCTGCGGAGATATTTTCTATTTCTTTCATACTGTATTTAGTCTTTTACATCATTATAAAAGGCATGGGCAAAATCATGTCTTCCTGTCCACGCAGTGTTTCATCTAGGTCAGCATCAAATTCCTGTACTGCTTGTATCATTCTTATGGCTAAAATTATACTCATTACCAAGTCATCGGTTTCGCCTGGTTTGGCAGCAAAACTGGCGCCGTGTGCCACAAATGTTTTAAGCTCGCTGATCAAATTTTTGCTGGAGATCTTTAATTTACCGTTTTCTATCCAATTTTTTAATTTGCTACAGGCAGCAATTTTACTACGATTGGTAGTGGTGAATCCTCTGCGAAATTGTCTACCGGCACCCACTCGTGCAGACTCTGATAAAAATATACCACGTATGTTTTCCTCACCGGTGTGTGCAATTTCCACCAAGGCCGCCTCGCCCAAGGAGTTGTTTTCCACGCTGTAGTATATGGCTGTTTCTGTTTTGATGGTGTCGTATATGTGTTGTGTGATGGCCTGTAGTATTTTCACCTGCTGTTGCACCGGTGTTTTATTGTGTTGCCATTCGGCCACCTGTTGCATGCTAGGCAGTTCAATCACTTGTATGGCCGCTGGATCACTGCCGGTGCCTAAACTGGGATCTAGACTCACAACATAAGTACTGCCGGCTCGAGGCTTTTGATACCAACGCACTTGCCCTTGACGCTCAATGGGATCTACACCTGTCATTGTTACTAAATGTAGTGGATTGATCAGTGTTTCATCGTGTATAATAAATTCGCATTCGATTTCTCTGCGGAAGCGATCTTCGCCCAACTGTGCCTGCATTTGATCGGCCCAGGCTTGATCTCGATCTGGATGCTCTTCCCAACGACTGCGAAATGCCTTGAAGCCGTTTACACCCAATTCGGTTTCATTGCCGTATTCGTCCACTGTTCGATTCGCACCTTTCCAAATTTGTGCAAATTGATCTTCATCACTGTTGGGGGTTGATGTGATGATACACTTACCACCTGTGGCCAGTGTGGGTGTTATGGAGGTCCAAAACTCTTGTGCAATAGTAGGCCGAACAAACGCAAACTCGTCAGCGTAGAGCAATGATATACTCATACCACGACCGGTGTTTTCTGTGGTTGTTGCCGAAACTATTCTACTTCCGTTTTCAAAATCCAAACTGCCTTTGTTATAACTGGTTACCCCGGCACGTATGTGATCGGGACAGTTTTCATAGGCATAGCGTATGCGTTGCATGATTTCTTGAGCACCGGTGTATTTGTGTGCTGCCACTAGTATTGTTGAATCGGGTACAAACATGGCGTACCACAGCAGGTATCCGCCGGCACTAGTTGATTTACCTGTTTGTCTGGGCATCAAGCTGATACTGAATCTATAATTGTGATAACTGTCAATCAGGCGTTTTTGGTACTCGTAAGGTATGTACTGTATAGCACCCCTGGTAGGATGTTGAATAAAAAAACAGTTACTCATGAAGTAGCCGGCACCGGTGACGGGATCGGCACAACGGGCGAACTCAAGGATCTGTTGCTCGGTCATGCTCATGGCACGATAGGGTGTTTTAATTATTGCTGTTTCTAAACTTTTTGCCACTTGTAACTTTCTCTAATATAAGTATATTTAATGTCACACTGTCTTTTACTTAATAATAACTTTGAACCTATTTCGGTTCTTCCACTCAGTGTTATTGGGTGGCAACATGCCATCAAACTCATGATGCTGGGACGTATCACTGTGTTGGAAACTTATCCCAATTGGTTGATACGCAGTGAACGACTAACCATCAATGTGCCCAGTGTTGCTGTTACTCGTGACTACTTTCAACATAAAAAATCTATCAAATTCTCTAGACACAACTTGTACCTACGTGACTTGTTTCAGTGTCAATACTGCCAAGACACCTTTGACTACGAAGATCTCACTATAGATCATGTAGTTCCCCGCAGTTTGGGCGGCAAAACTTCTTGGGACAACTGTGTTACTTCGTGTAAGTTGTGCAATCATAGAAAAGGCAGTAAAACCAACATTGTGCCAATTCGAGCACCGTATCGCCCTGACTACTACACACTATTGGCCAAGTGGAAAGATACTGAATTCACAGTTCGGCAAGAATCGTGGAATCAATACTTGGGTTTGAATAAAACTGTAGTGGGCCTTTAAAACTGATTAGGTTTTTTTAGAATTTTAGGAGCAGGTGCGTCACCAATGGGCTTCTCGCCCGTCAAATAGGGCCTGCTCATCCACAACTGGAACCACTCGGGTGTACCGGGTTTGATGTTGTTTTCTCGTTCCAGTCTACGTTTTTCCATTCCAGTGATGCTGATGTTGCTGCCTACGGGACTGGGTGTGGCTTGATCTGTGTTGTTGGGTGCGTCAATTTGCGGATCGTGTCCGCCGGCGGTGTAGTAATCTTCTAATAGACTCAAACTGTCTAGTCCGGCCAATTTACGAAGCTCTGCTAAATCTTTGCTGTCCATCACAGCATCACTGTCTCCAGTTTCTCCTGGAGCCACAAAGTCGGCGGCAGTTATACGATGTTGTTTCATCTTGCTTTGCGTACTCGCACTGGACTGATTCTGTGTGTGTCTGCAACTTCTGTGGAACCGTCGGGTGTCAATTGTAAGTATTCAGCTTCAAGTCCAAATGCCCGTGCGGCTTGATCCAGTATGCGTCGCTCACCGTCGGTATATACCCCGGCAATGAGATGTTGACCATTGGGTCCATCACGTTTAGGCTCATGATGATACTGGCCATCTGCCGCTCCAGCGCCGGCTAAAAAGTGAGCAACATATCTCCATTGACGGTAAGCATCTGAGTTATTTAAATTCACGTGACTTCTCAATCCCGGTGCGGCACTGGTATGGCTGTCGGGGATACCGTTGTCGTTCGTCACCGAAGCTGCAAAAGTTTCGGTGATGACTTCATGTATTTTCATTTTTTTAATTTAATACTGTTGTAGGCACGTAGCAAATTGCGACCCAAAGCTTCTAGTGGATCTGTTTCTTCCTTAACCGGTGTTGGGGACAAGGGATTGTCACCATTTTTAAATGTTGGCTTGTTAGGTTGCATGCGTTTTTCTTTACCAGCAACTTCGCCATCGCCACCGTGAATTAATTTATCCACAGCCATGTACTGCTCTTCTGGGCTGTTGTCAAACTCGGCCGGTTTAGCAATTTTGACATCACCATAGTCACGGCCTTCTACAGCAATACCGGCCAAACGAGCCATTTCGCCCAAGCTGAATTCAACTTCGTCTGCACCTGTGGTTTTTTCGATCTCACCATTTAATGCTGTATCTTCGTTGCACTCGCAAGGATTACAATCGCAATCAGAACAGTTTCCTTCGTCTAATTCTACTGGAAATTCTTTATCGCCCATTTTGAAACTGTCTTTGCCATCGGCTTTGGCCTGTTGTGCTTTGAAGTGCATAACTCCAACACCTTCCTCCATATCGTCTTCAGTGACTTCATCGGTGTCAAACTCTTGTCCAAATGCATGGAACGTGTGTTTGCCAGAATGTTCTGCTTCTGAGTCTTTTTGTTTAATGTATTCGCCGCGTGTGCTTTCGTCAGCAACTTGTAAGCCAGCCAAACGTGCCAATTCATTTAACTCGTGATCTGGTTCTACAGGGATTTCCCATGCGTCCTTAGTGTCAAATGCAGATGCTACGGAACTTTTGGCTTTTTCAAACGGAGTTACTGGTGGTTTTAACGCACCGGGATCCAATTGGCTGATGTTTTTACTGCCAGGTAAGCCCAAGGCAGACTCATCTGTAATCTGTGGATTGTGTGAGTGGATTTCCATGCAATCACGCAACACATCACTCATTTTGCCGTGTGTTTTGTAACTGTGGATATCGTGACTCAATCTCTTGACCATCTCGTCCATGGTCATGTGATGTTTGCCCATGATCTCTTTAAAGTTCTCACTCAACATGATTCTACGGAATCGACGCTCAAATTGTTGATTACTTTCTTTGATCTTTTTGGCACGTTTTTCTTTTCTAGCATTCTTTTCTTCCCACTCGGCACGTTCTGGTGTGCCTTTTGGTGGTTCATCGCTTACACTGTGTTTGCGAGTTTCGCCCTTGTGTGCTGGTAACTTATACTCCTTGTCGCCAAACTTTGGCAAACTGGCACTGCTACGTTCGCTGTCTGTCTTCTTGGGTGCTCCACGTTTTTTAGGTGCGGTGTCCTCTTCGTCATCTTCGTCCGCGTCATCTTCTGATGCGGCTCCACCGTAGTGTCGACCTTTGTGTTTATAGTCTTCGTTCATACTGTGATCGCAACCACATGAATTTTCCAGCATACCACATTCCATGCAAGTGTCTTCCTCTATACCTTGTGATTTTCCCAAGAGTATTAATTCGCCTATGGTGTCTGATATAAAATCTTCATCGTATCCCATGTACCATTGGACAATTTTTCTGTTAAATCCCATTTTACGTAAGGCATCGGGGATCATGCCGACTATTTCGTCTCCCTTGCCACTGGAGTATCTTACACCTTGATCGAATAATATTTTTGCAACTTTGTAACTGTCACGATCTTCTGCAGATTCGTTCATGTCGTTTGCTTTGCTGTTGTTGCGGAACATGTCTTCTATCTCGCTCCATACTATTTCCTCAATTTTTTCAAAATCGTCATCGGGGTGAAGTCCCAATTCTGCCACAACATCATTTGCCATGTTTTGAATGTATTGGCCAGTAGGAGTATCCGCACTGAACAACTTGTAGAATGCATCAACGTCATCTCTATCGTAAATGTCACGCAGTTCGGCATGAATCTCACTCATAGCACTTTCTTCTATGCCTCTTGATGCCAATCTAGCATCAGCTTGTTCAACTCCCTTGTCTCGCTTGACCATCTTGTTTACTAACTCATTTTTACCTTTTTTAGTAAAACGTCCTTGATCCAATGCTGCATCTATGTCCAGTGCTTGTTTGCCAGCTTTATCTCTGTACGATTTAAGCGTACTTGTATCCATTTCGGCCACACCCGACTCTGGTACGCCTGTGCGTCCTGGAGTGCTTTTTGGTAAGTTAAACGCAGCATCGTAGCCTCTACGATAATCTGTAATGTGGTCACCCCAACTTGCTACATTAATTTCTGGATGATGGCCAGACGACTTGGCACGCTTGCCGTCTTGATAACCTTGTTGGAAGGCTACACCTGCACCACCGATTTCGTCTCTACCTTGAGCTTCGTCAACGCTTTCGTTCTTGCCATGCTTTTTGTTATAGATGCTCCATGCTGTGGCAAATGCCTTGGCTGGCTCACCGGGATATTGTTTTTTAAGTTTGAGAACCATGTCTTCCATGCCTGGAGGAGCTTTTTCCATCATTTCGCTTTCACCTAATTTTTTACCAGCGGCAGCGGCTTTTTGAAACTTTTCTTTACCATATTTTTCACGACCAAGACTAGCGGCCACAGCAGCAGGATTATCAACTTTGGGATTTTTAGCAATGGCTTTTTCAGTTTTCTTAAAGCCCATGTATTTTTCAGCAAGCACTGACTCTAAACCAGACTTAATACTGCCCTGTGCCTCTACACTTTCGTAGATTTTTTCTACAGCAGGTTTTGTTTCTTCTGCTTTAGGTGTTAACTTGTTAAAATTCTGTAGGATGTTGTATAAATTATTGCTCACGATTAGCGACCCTTTGTTGGTGTAGATTTTTGTTTGTTGACAGGATTGATATTTCCCTGTGGTATCTCGTTAGTTGTTTCAGCAGCAGGAGTTTCTCCTCCGGCAACTTCGTACACTGTGTTCAAACGATGCTTGGCATCGTTAAGTTCTTTCATAAAATTACTGATTCTCTTATCGCCCACTAGTTCTTGAGCTCCAGGTTCATCTTGTAATTCTGGTGTAGATAACACAGCGCCGTTGGCACTGTGACTGGCAATTTTGTTGTCGAGATCTTCTTCGTTCAAGTACTGATCCTGTGTGTAAACATACACATGGTCGGCATTGACTCTTGCTCTGCTGATGATCAGTTGACGGATCTGTTCTGCAATGGTGGGATATTTAACAGCAATATCAATCACTTCACATTCGCATGGGCCAAGATTTCCAAAAACTGTGTGTTCTTGTATGGGCAAACGTCGAGGTTTGCT